TGTAGCCTTAGACACGATACCAAAATGAATGATGAAATCAAAAGCATCCTGGGAAATGTAATAAAAAGAATAGTAAGCATCATTAACCTAGACAATATGAGCGCGGCAGTAAGAACCGTGATCAACAAACAATACAATAAAGGAATTGAAAAGATGGAAGTTCAAGTCGACATGAACTTCGATCAAGTACCAGGCAAAGCAGCATTTCTCGAAGACTTCACATTTGACAACATCAAAGGAATGAATAATGAGATCCAGGATAAACTAAGAAAAGAATTAAACCTGGCAATCATGAATCAGGAAAGCATCAGTGACATTAAAGACCGAGTCAAGAAGGTCATGGACCATTGGGTATAGACCAGAGCGAAGATGATAGCACGGACTGAATCATCAAGAGCAGAGAACTACGGACAACTAGACGCTGCAATACAAGCAGAAGAACGAACAGACATTCATCTTAGAAAATGGATCCAGATAACAGACGACGACGTGACAAGCGAAGTAAGCTACAAGATGAGAGACGAATATGGAACTCCAGAAAAGGCAATACCATTAAATGAAAACTTCAGCGTGAACTATAACGGCAAGACATACGAAGGACCCGCGCCACCATTCATGCCAAACGATAGAGACGCGATCATGTTCACACAACAAGAATAATATTTTGCATACGCTTAAAAAGATAGCATAATAAGAATAGTAACATGAAGAGAGGAAAACCTAGAATGACACAAACAAAACACTTCTTTCTAACAGATTATACAAAGTTCAAAAGCGACGGTAAGGACGCCTTTATCACGGGATACATTAGTACAAACGAAGTAGACCTATACAACGATGTAGTAACCGAAGAAGCAATGGACGATATGATAGTGCAGCTTAAGAGCGGCAACATAAAACTAGACATAGACCACAGCAACTTCACAAGCAACGAACCAGAAATACCAATAGGAAAGATAATAGAAGCAAAAAAAGTAACAGTAGGCGGGAAGATTAAGATCTACGTCAAAGCAAAACTAAACAAATCACACTCAAAGTTTGAAGAAGTTTGGAAAAGTATCCAAGACAAATTCTTAGATGCCTTCAGCATAGCGTACAACATTGTTGAACAAGCAGATGGTATTGTAGAGGATGCATCAGTCAACCTTCTTAAAAAGTTAGAACTACTAAACGTAGCAATAACAGGAAACGCAGTAAACAGAGGTGCTACCATGAAGGATAGTTTTATGAAAGCATTAGATAAAAAACATGTTTCTTTGATCAAGTCAATGGAGTACGATGATGACGGAGCACACACTCATGAGAAAGGAGAGAATAGTCTGGGAATACACAGACATATAGAACTAGAGAAAGCAGTGGACCTTATGAGACAAGACATTAATGATAGATTCTCGAACTTATGGAATGAACTATGGACTCTGAAAGATGGACTAAAAAAATCAGAGCCTGAAGGACCAGTAGTCGAGAGGACAGATATAGTAACTCTAAGTACCGGAACAAAGAAAGATGTTAAACTTAAAGACACAAAAGGAGGAGATAATATGCCAGAAGAAAATGTAGAAGCAACACCTGCCGCAGAGCCTGCAGCAGAAGGAGAAGCAAAGCCAGAAGGCGAAGCAAAGCCTGCAGAAGAACCTGCAGCAGAAGCAAAGCCAGAGGGAGAAGCAAAACCTGAAGATCCAGCTGCAGAGACAGAGGAAACTAAATCTCTAAAAGCAGAGATTGTGCAATTAAAGGCAAAACAAAAAGCAACCGATGAATTTATCGAGAAGATGAAATCATCACCTGTAATGAAGAGCCTTGCACCTGCGCCAGACCAAACAGCAGCACAACAAAAAGAAGCTGAAGAAAATTTTAGTCCTTTAAATCTTATCGGATAATCGGAGGGATAGACATGACACAAACAGGATCAATCAACACAGATGAGTTCGATGACGGTGCAGCATATGCAGCTTCATTCGGATTATTAAAAAGTAAAACAAAGTACTACGATCCATTCGGTGGAACGTACGATCCAAAGAAAAGAGAACAGATGAAGTCTCTTAATAAGCTTGCGTTCGCAGATTACAGAACCAATCTTAAAAGCACATTACTACGAGGAATGCAAAACCAGTTGAAGACTCAGAGTTCAACAGCAGGCGGAGCAGGAACTGCAGGGTATGCTATGATTCCAGTATATGTAGATCCAGTAATCATCGACGAGACTAGAGTATACACACCTTTAGTTGAATTAATTCCTAGAGTAACAAACCAGGGAATGTTCGCAGATTACAACAACATCACTGCAAAGGGCAGAGGATACACAAATGGGGAGAACGGATCGTTATCAACAACAGACACAACCTATGACAGAAACAGTACAGCAATAAAGTTTCTTTATTCTGTAGGCGGAGTCACAGGCCAAGTTAATGCAGCGCAACCTGCATACATGCTTCAAGGTTTTGAACCTTCAGGCGGTGCTATGGGAACACCTTTCAATAATGTACCTGCACCAAACGGATTCCAACAAAAGATTATAGAGAAGACCAGAGAAATCAAAGAGCTTGAAGAAGCATTGATTATCAATGGGAACGCAACAACCAACGGAGTATCTTGGAACACCGGAGCAAACGGCACAGAATATAATGGTGTTGTAACACTGATGGGTGCAACTAACACAGTTGACAAAAACACATCAGCACTGCAACTATCAGACATAAACCGTTCTGTAAGGTACGCTTTTGATGATGGTGGAAGACCAAGTCTTGGTGTAGCATCAAGTAGTGCATACGAAGATTTGGAAAACCTGATACTTCAGAAGTTCGGATTCATGACAAGTGTCAAGGAACAGTTCTGGGGCTTCATGACACTAACCATTAGAACAATGGTCGGTGAAATACCTATCATACCGAGTATGTTTTTGTCAAACACAACTGGTAGTAAAGCGATTTACTTCCTGGACATGAGCGTAGTCGAGATGAGAGTGCTGCAAGATTTGAGTTTCCAGGAGATGGGAATCACACGAGATGCAAGAGAGTTCTTCTTGAAAATCTACGAGTGTCTTATCATAAGAAACACAAAGTTCTGTTCTTCAATAACAGAAATCAGTTAAGGACAAACAGTCCTTATTTTTTTTTTTATTTTCCGAATAGTGGAGGACACTAAAAATGACAGATCATCCAATGAAATGGGAGAAAATCCCTGGAGCGTTAGGAACCAATGATGGATATGCTTTGGCATTCGTCAAACAAATCACAGTCGCAGCAGTAGCTGATGATGACACCTTATCATTTAGCAATGTAGCAGATGTTATTCCAGTAAGCATTACAAGTGAGATAGGAAGTCTTATCGACTTTAATGCATCAGCAGCAAGCAGTGCAGATTGGGTACTAACAGTTAACACAACTGTAATAACGACAGGAACAGCAGCGACCTGGGTCAAGGGTTTATGTTTAATTAAAGAATAAAACGGAGGGAGAATTATGACAATTGTAACACCAAGCGAAGTCCGAGAAGGAAACGCTGTAGGATTTAAAGTTGTAGAAGTTGAATTGCCAACAACTGCACTAACTGATAATACTTTTGATATAACACTAGCCGATTATGGAATAGGAACATTCCTGGGAATCGACGGTTATATAGCGACCACAGCAGGAAGTATTGTTGTACCAGAAGCACCAACGACATCTGTATCAAGTGGAGTATTGACAGTAACAGTTGGCGGAACAACAGCAACTGATGCAAGATATTATAGAATCTTTGGAAAGTAAACTCTTCCAATTTTTTTTTTTTTATTCTCAAATAGGCGAAGGAGTGATGGTGGAGTGATAGAACAAAATGTTATCATGTTGAAGCCATCACGAATATTTATTAAAAAAAACACACTATCGGAGGGATAGACATGGCAAATACAATGGAACCAGAAGGCGCAATTATCAGAGCAGCAGATGGAATGCTAGCATTCAAATCATATGAGAACATCGAGAAAGAAAAGAAAGCAGCAGGTAAGAAAGCTGTTGATCCAGAAACTCTTCCTCCAGGACAAGATAATGAAGGAGAAGTAAAAGGAGCAGATATCGATCAAGAAGCTTCAGATGCATTAAACAAAGCAACCGCTGATCAAGATCCAATCGAAGAAGCAACAGAACCAGGATATGGTGAAGCTGCAGATATTACTGATGAGGGAGAAGGAAAGTAAAAATGGCATATTGCACTACGGCGGATGTCTTTCGACATGCAGGAATAACAATCTCTGAAGTATCAGATGCTGATGCTGCAGCTAGTATTCTAGAAGCTGAGAGATTAGTGGATAGGATAACTAACACTACACATTGGAGTCTTGTATACACAAAGGACGTTGTCAGTGCAACCGATGATACGGTAACATCAGCCTCCGCATCATACACCTCAAGTGAATTAATTAATGATACAGTATGGATCTATGAAGGAGTAGGACTGGGACAATACAGAAGAATAACAGACAACGATACAACAACAATAACGGTGGCTGAAGACTGGAATACAAACCCAGACAATACAAGTAAACTAAGAGTCATACATACATCCCAAGATCCGTTCCTTAATCCAGAACTTAGAGATGGAGATGGATCAAACATATTGTTTATAAAAAGATATCCGTTGATTAGTTTGGTGAGTGTAGCAATCGATGGTACTAGCGTAACACCATCAACAATATTTCAATACGCAGATACAGGAAGATTATTATTAGGAAACGACAGTGAAGTGGGACGATGGAATCCATACATTGCACAAAAGAATATTCTTTATTATTGGTACGGAGTATACCCTTTGGATCTAATGGTATCACAACTCTGCGCTTCAATAGCAGCAGAAGCTATTCTTAATCAACAAATGGGTGGGACCTTTAATGTACCATCAACCGTGACATTACCTGAAGTGAGCTATACAGTAGGACAAGCATATATTAATATTGATTCTACAAGAAGAGGAGTTCAAGAAAAGATTAAATCACTAACCAAAAACATCGCGAAGTACCCATATTTTGCGTAGTTCGCGCTTCACATAACATTATTACACTTGTGCTTTTATCAGCCATGTTGGAAAGCTCTCCCTTTTGGAATGCCAGGGTATATCCTTGGCAAACCAATCGGGTGACATCAACAGACGCAAGCGCGTCTATAAATAACGAATGATCAGATAATGATTATTCCTCTGGAAGCCCAGAGTGAAAACGAGGGAGTAATATGACTATAAAATTTAGTGCGATGAAAAGTAGTTTTGACAATTTTATATTTCCAGATAATGCCAAGACTGTAACACGTACGCCAGTAACCACCACAAACGATAACTCGTCCGGTGGCGAAACGTTTTCTGATGGAACTCCAGACGCAGGATTTGAATGTACTCTATTTAGGAAAGAAGATAATTGGAGTCAAAAGAATGAAGGATTATTCGATGGAGCAGACGCTGTAGCATTAATAAAAATTGGTGTTACTCTCAACAAGAATGATAAGATCACAGATAATGGAGAGATATTCAGGGTCAAGAGTGTAGCAACTAGAGAACCTAATGAGACTCCAATATATCAGATGGCTAGATTATTTTTGATCTGAAAATGGTAACCACAGTCAAGATGACCAAGAGCGAGTTCAAAATGAAGTTTGAACAATTCAAGATTGGGATAGCAATAGATCTCGTAACTGCATTAAAAGCCAGGTCACCAAGTAAGACAGGAAGATTAAGAAGCAGCATCAAGTGGCGAATCAACGGAAACAAAGTAATGATTTACATGGTTGGATACGCATTGTATGTTGAGTTCGGAACACCACCGCACATTATAAGGCCAAAGAATAAAAAAGCATTAGGGTGGGGAAAGACTATAGGCACTACAAAGAGTGGAGCTCCAAAGAAGGAGTTTGTCGCGAGAGTTGTTCATCATCCAGGAACGGATCCTAACCCGTTCATCAGAACAACATTTCGGATAGACCTACCAAACATTATAATGAATAACGCTAAGAAGGCATTCACATGACAATACTACAAGAATGGAAAATTAAAGATGAGCTATTAACTAAGGTACGGAACGCTGATATTCTAACAACAACAGCAAGAGGAGTAACAACAAAAACAGATGAGGTTGTATTATCAGGAAGTACAACAACAATAATAGCCAGGACAAATGTGAGAAACATAAGAAGCATAGTTCAGGATCCAGACGTTACGCCAGTAACAATGACATACGGACTAGACTACAACGTAGACTATACAAGCAGTGCGAACGCCAAACAATGTTTAATAACATTCTCAGCAGCACAAACAGACACGTTCGATATAACATATGATTATGGAACAGACAAGATATTCACTGAGTTTAGCCAAGTACAAATGAAACTCAGTGAATACCCAAGAATATCAATTGATATAATGCCAAGCCCAACAGTACCAGGAGGACATGGCAATGTTAGCGTGACAGATGTATTCTTTCACTGCAGCATTAGAGGAACAAGCACCAGAGATCTATCAGAAATAAGCGAGACAATAAGACAATTTTTTATTGATAACTGGCTAGACTTTTATTACATGCCAGGAGCAATATTCCCGACAGGACTAAGTCCAGTACTACCTCCTCCAGAATCAGAGTTCGGACAGAACAAGATCTTCCAAAAGACTAACGAGTTCAAAAGCATATTTAACTACGAGAAGAATGCCGTATGAGATCAGAAACTAGAATAATAAAAGCGAGCATCGCAGCAGGAATAAGCGACGGGATAGTAGGACTAATAATGGCAGTGACAGGATGGCACGAATGGTATTATAATCACTTCCACTTTTTTGGGGTGCTCGGTTTAGGAATGGTACTATATGGTATCTGGCATCACACTTTTTATAAGATTGATAATGGAGAATTAACATGGCTAAATATGAAGAACAAGAACCAAAGGACAAAGTAGCAATCCTTAAGGAGATTAGGGATTCAATGAAAGAAACAGTCAACATTGCAAAGTCAACCCAAGAAGCAACGGACATGCAACTACGAAGAATGGCGACGAGACTGGAAGATCTAATAACAATTTTAAAAAAGTAACAAAGGAGGAATGAAGAATGGCTCAATCAGAAGGACTAGCAGGAGTACACAGTTTCTTATTATATGGTGTAGAATCAACATTCAACACAGCAGTAACAACAGAAGAACACTTCAGCGCAACAACACAAAATTTCAAAGGAACCATCAACAACAATCTAACAAGCAATTATGCATTTAGTGGTACCAATGATTATGACGGACGTTTAATATTAAATTACACACCTGGAGTTTTAGACCTAGCAGGAACAGTAGATATGAAAGTAACAAACTGGCTATGGTTCAGCGAAGTTATAGGAACATCAGATCAAGAAACAAGTCCTATAGCATACAGCATAGCAGCAATACCAGGAAGTCATACTATCAGTTCTAACATTGACAATCCAGGATCCGGAGGAGTAGATCAGGTAGGAACATGGAGTGGGGGAGTTATAGAAAACTGTCTAATAAAAAGTAGTGTTGGAGAACCAGTAACATGTAATCTAGAATACAAGTTCGCAAAGCTGATAGTAAGCACTAGCCTAAACACTAGAGTAGCACTTCCATCACAGGAAACATTTGATTTCGCAGGAGGAAGTATCGAACTACCAAACACTACTGCACTGCCAAACATCATAGACAGTATAGAACTAAGTATCAAGAACCAATGGCAGATGATACCAGGTCATGGAAGCAGACTCATACAAAACGCTCTACCAAAAGGACTACAGATCAGTATGAAACTAACACTGAAATATTTATCAAACGATCTAATAACTGCAGCACTTGGAGCAACAACACCAACAGATACTGGCGGACCAACAGAGTACGCGACATTAGAATTAACATATGTGAAAGGAGCCGATAGCATGGTAATATTAATTACAGGAGTACCAATCGGAGAGTTCGCACAAATGCATGAATTGCAAAGTGTGATAGGGGAAGATCTAACCTTTACAGGAAAGAACTTAACTGCTATAGAAACATTCACATAAATATTATTGGAGGAATATAACATGGCTGAAATACAAACACAAGAAGGAAAACCACTAACAAAGGAAGAACTCAAACAAATGACTGAGAGTCCACCACCTGTAGTAACAGGAGCGAGACCACCACCAATGTTTGATCCAAGTAAGGTCGAAGATCCGGCATCCATAGAGGAAGAAGCTAAACCTCCAGAGGAGACAATAACAGATCAAGACTACAACAAATCACTAGAACAACTAAAAACAGAATCAGATACTATGTGGAATATTTACAAAGACAAAGTAGAGTTCCGAAAGTTCGACAGTGACGATAGCATAAAACTAAAAAGTCAAACTATGATAGTGGGAGTTAGTAACACAGTACACAATGCAAACGTAGATCTAGGAGCGATGCAAAAGATCAGCATCATACTAGGAATAAGAAACTGTCCTTGGTTTAGCGACGTGATAGATGAAAACGAAGGAGTAACACCAACAATTTATGGTAACAGAATGACAACAGAATTCAGAAAGATACCGCCAGAGATCATAGATAGAATATTCAAAGAAGTAAGAGAACATAATAAGAGAACATTTGCAGTGAAAGACCTAACAAAAAAATGATGTTTGTCCTCAAAGGACGAAGCGAGGATCCAAAAGTTTTCAAGATCCTTACTAAGGTCCTCTTGTGTCGCTGGACAAACATGAGTCCTGTACAACTTCGAAGATTACCAATTCAGGAACGACAAGAATTCGAAGTAACGTACGCGGCCATATTGAAACATAAACCAGAACTTTTATTGGGAAGGTGAATAACGAATGTCAGAAGAATTCAGAATTGTAATAACAGACGATTTCAAAACAGCAACAGGTGATGGTGGAGGATCGTCCGGTGGCGGTGGGGGATTAGGAGCGATAGCTGCTATTGGAGGAGCCATTGGTGTAGCTATTGGAATAGCAACAGAATTATTATCTATAGCCAAGGAAGCACTAAGCGGATTATTACGACCTATAAGAACAATGCTCGGACAAATGTTCAAACTCATAGGCGAATTATTAAGGCCAGTAGTCGAAGTTATAATTCTAATTCTTAGACCGATTCTATTAATTATTAAACCATTAGTTGATATGTTCAGATCATTCATGGCTCCATTCATAGAGATAGCAAGGAACTTCGGAAGGATGGCATCAGAGCAAATGGGTTTAGGACATACAGGAGCTGCAATGGAATTATCAATACAAGCAGTCATGACAATAATAGGACCTTTTGTTGTGAGCCTTGCAAGCGTAGTATTGCAACTAGCAAGTACTTTATTATTTGCAACAATATCAACGATCATGATAACAATAAATGATATCATGGCTAGCGTACTAAAACACGTACCGATTATAGGAGATGATATTGAAGAGTCATTAAACAAAGCCAATGAGAATGTTCGTTCAGGAATGCAAGAAGCGAATGATGAAGTGAACGGATTCTTAACAGATGTTACAGAAGGAGTACTGGGAGCTATGCTAGACGACGCAAAAAAGAGACTAGACGATGCAAAGGAAACATACCCTACAGACTACGCAGACACATTCATAGAAGCACCCGCCTCAGCACTTAGTGAGATGGCAAAAGAAGTAAAAGATAATGCCTCATCAATGGAAGAAGATCTCAAGGCAGGACTAGATGATATGAATACAGACATGACGGAAGAATTTGATCCAGGAACAGGAAGTACAGTAACAACATTCTCTGGAGGACTGACAACAATGAGCGATGCAGTAGTAGCCTTTAAAGATCGATTAGTAGAAGCAGCAAACGATCTTAATAATGCAAGGATCAGTTCAAGATCAGGATCAGGTAATGGAGAGGAAACAAATGTCAAAGTATCTGGACCACTAGGGTTCGGAATTAATTATCAGAAGAAATCATAAGGTGGATAAACGTGGGAAATACAAGCTTAACAGTTGACGGATTCGTGTTCGAGTTTACAAGCTCAGACATAGAGTTTATAGAATCGACAGTAGGAAGTGGAAAAGAAACAAACGAGATAGCAGGATCTAGTTGTATGGGAGCGAGAAACTTTGATTATCAAGGATGTCTAAAAACAATAATCATACAAGGACAACTAACACCTGCAGCAACAACAAGAGTAGCAGGTTATAGTGTGACCACAATACTATCACAAAAGCAATGGCTCGAGAGTTTAATCAATGGAAGTCAATCACCAATAACAATAACTGATGATTATGAAGGACAAAGTGTCCTGGCTAAGAGCGGGGGAACACCACCGTTCCAAGGATCCTTCACATCAACAAAATCTATGGTGGCAAATTTCAAGTTTAAGAAAGTAAGAGGAGATCCGAACAGAGGACATTATACTATAGTTCTTGATGTGGGGGATGCATAAATATGACAGTTGGATTCCCACGACTCGATACTGTCAATATTGATGGAACGAGTGTAGATTCTTATAAAGTAATAGACGCAGGTAAGACGTGGAATGTAAGTAATACTATTGATAACAGCAGTATCAAACAATTAACTATGACGCTGTCACAAAATGTTAGTTCTATCTTGCCAATTAATGATTCTCTAAACAGCAAGAGTCTAACAGTACAAAGAGGAATTCTAAGCTCGACAGAAAATTATGTTTTTAGAGGAGAGATCATAGATTATAAACCAGACGGTGGTAAGATACGAGTTGTGGCCGCTGATAAGATGTATACTACTACTAAAGATAAGATTAACAAATCATTCGATAAAGATATAGATAGTGAAGCAGGAAATGCTAGTGAGATATTTAAAACAATAATTAATGATTACACAAGTCTAACAGCAGATTCTTCAAGCGTTCAAGACAGTGGAACAACAATAATAATTAAAACATTCAGGTGTCGGAACGCGAATGTGTTTGAAAGATTAAGCGTACTAGCACAGAATATGGGATGGCAATTTTATTATAATCCAAACACAGACAAAGTACACTTCGAACCTCAAGGATTTACAAACCAGACAACAGTCATAACAAGTACTAGCAACATGGTGGAAACACCTAAGTGGACTAGTAACTCATTGGATCTTTATACTCAAGTTGAAATAAGAGGTGCGCTCCAGGAAGTCGAAACGACGGAGGATGGACAGATAGGAGTGACGAGTGGATATACCACATCAAGTGTTACATTAACGCAAACGCCTGCGAGTACAAAAGTATATGCTGACGCGGTGGATCCACCAACAACACTTCGAATAGGAGGGAAAGCAGGAGGGACATTAACATTTGATTATAGCGTGGATGTAGACAACCAACAGATCGAATGGAACACCGATCAATACACTCCAGGAGCAAGCGACTATGTATCAATACAATATTCATATTATAACGAATACCCAGTAGTAGTATCGGATGAGGATGCTAGAGAATCATACGGAACATACAATGAAGAGACAGGAGAGAAAGATCACAAGAGTATAGTACTAGAAAGATTTGATATCACAAACGTAGACGATGCAGAACTATTTGCTAATCAATGGCTCGATGATCATAAGAACCCGATAAAAGGAGCGACAATAAAAGTCACTAACATATCAGATCTTGAAGTCGGACAACAAGTAAGCATCACGGATGATGCAAACAATATTAGTGGTACATTCATAATAACAAAAGTTAATATTCAAGGACCATACCGGTTCGATACTATAGAAGTAGTAAGCAATATTATAGATGAAGATGACTACGACTTCAGCTTGCAACAAAGAATCAAAAGATTAGAAGAAGAACAAGCAGGAGATAGTGAATTATTAATACAAGTCAAGAGCAGTACCAGGACTACAAGGTTTGAAAGACGATATGCATATCATGATAAAAGATCATTTGATGGAACAGATCAATTCATACTAGGAGATCCGAACTATGGAATACTTGGAACGGATCAGCTTGGAGATCCTGGAACAGCATTCACAAGAGTAGATCTAGTTCAAGGAGATAACACTCTTAAAGAATTCATATACGATGAATTATTTCTAGACGCTGCAGGCAGTAGCGTAGGAGTAATAGACACCACAAACAACAAGATCACACTAGGAGTCGGAGAGAGTTTATTGTCCGATATGATAAGCAAAGGAATAATTTATAATTTTGTTACGCCCGTAATATTATCGACTGATAGTTCATACAGTATAGAAATAAGTGCAGACGGCAAATCATCATGGCAATTAATAAGTAACAACACAAGAACTGCAATAACAAGCAGTGATGGGACAGGATTTTATTATCGATTAGTGGATACAAGTACGCCATTAGGAACTGTTATTCCAATGGTCGTTCCTGAAACATATACGGGAT